TGACCTTCAATATCCGAAAGTGATTTATACTTCTGATAGCTCAGGGGTGCGGGTAAGCATAGGAATGGCAAAGGCATTAAAGTCCATCCGGTGCAAAGGTTATAAGATAACTGACCTTATTATCATGCACCCTAATAAGCTTTATCATGGATTGATTATTGAGATTAAAAAAGATCTCTCCCAAATATTGACTAAATCTGGGACATTTAGGAATGACCAACACATACAGGAACAGCTTAAATCACTTGAGGAATTGAAACGGCTGGGATATGCGGCCATCTTTGGATGTGGCTTTGACCATTGTAAATCAGTAATTGACGAATACTTTAAAAAACAAAATCAAATCAAATGACCGAAAAACGTAAACAACAAATTACAGACGAAGTTAAACGTCGGGTAAATTTATGGCTTACCTATACTGACTGGAATCAAATGACCTGTCATGGCTCATATATCCGTTTTAATATGTCAGTAGGAATGAGAGGATATCCATTTGGAAAAGAAGAATGGATGGATAAAAATGACTTTAAAAAGTTTATAACAGACGAAGAAGATGACAGCGACTTTTATAATGAATTAATGTCAGATATATTTTATCAATCACAAACTCAAAATCAAATCAAATGACACGTAAACTTGCACTCGCTCAGTATCTTTTGGCCGGTGGTAAACTTTCCATCATGAATGCCTACCGACATTTCGGAATCAGTAATGTTAGCCGGGAAGCTATCCGGCTGATTGAACAACCTTTTGGGGTAGTATTAACCCGAACAAAGATGGAAGGGAAGACAAAGTATGGCAGTCCTTGCGTATGGTTTGAATATCGCTTGGTATCTAATCGTATCAATGCGAAAGGTATTAAGGCCATGAGGCAGGCACTGGCTGACATGACAACTGAAAAAAAAGTTGTTAAAATGAAATCAAAAGCTTAATTTTGATATTGATGAGTAACGGCATCATTTATAAACTTTTTGCCCCAAAGGGATATTGGAATCCGTTACTTCCATTATTCCGGAGGGGTTTAATATTTTATGCAAATTTTAATTGAACAAAAACCGGATTTAAAATTAGTCCCATCTTCATTAAGCTTTAGAGTTTTCTTTGACAGAGTTATTATTACACACGAAATTTATTTAGGTGAATTTAGACAATTTGAAATGTCAAAAAAGGAATTTGAATTTCTTGTTGAATTTATTAACGACAAATTAAATTCTAAAAAATGAATAGTTTTTATTTTACACACGATTACAATGCTGCAAATGATAGTAAAATATTGTTTTTAAGGCAGCAATTAGGCATGGAAGGATATGGTATATTTTGGTTTATTGTCGAGCAATTAGCTCAATCCGGTGGCTTTCTTCCAATTAAGATAACACCTGTACTCTCCATGCAGATGCAAGTAACCGAAGCAAAAGTTAGATCAGTAATTAATGATTACGAACTATTTGATATTGTTGATGAAAACTTTTATAGCGAAAGGTTAAATAAGCACCTTCAAATTAGGAAACAATTATCTGAATCAGGTAAAAAAGGTGCTAAAAATAGATGGCAAAATGGCCTCCCTAATAGCCACCCCATTGACAACCCTAATGGCAATAAAGAAAGAAAGAAAGAAATAAAAGAAATAAAGAAAGTAAATAAAGAAAGCAAACAATTTGCTCCGCCATCAATTGATGAAGTTGTTAAGTTCTTTGAAGACAATGGATATACGAACGGTGATAAGGCTTGGAACTATTACAATGACGGAGACTGGAAAGACAAAAACGGAGATCAGGTATCTAACTGGAAGCAGAAAATGCGTATGGTATGGTTTAAAGATGAAAATAAGAAACAGCTTAACGAACATGAAAAGATTGCACAAGCCAACCGGGAAAGATGGCAAAGGGAACGTGAACGATTTGAACAGCTAAATAAATAACCATGAAAGGATTACAACCACAGGCAAAGGATGCCGAAATAGCCATACTTGGAGCGATACTTATTGAATCCAATGCCATCGACAAAGTAACCGACCTATTAACCCCGGATAGCTTTTATGTATCCGCTCACCAAAAGATATTCACATCCATACTTAATCTTCAAAAGAAACACCAACCAATTGACCTCGTGACAGTTACCGAAGAACTAAAACAGGCCGGCCATCTCGATGAAATCGGCGGACCATACGAACTGGTAAAGCTTACCAATGCCATCGTATCTTCTGCAAACATCGTAAACCATGCCCGCCTTGTTCACGAAAAATATACTCTCCGTAAGCTCATATCCATATCCTCCGAAATAACTGCCAAAGCTCTTGATCCTGAATCGGACTGCTTTGAACTGATCGACCTTGCAGAAAAGCAGATCATGACGCTATCCAATAACAACACCGCCGACACTTTACACATTTCGAGCGTTTTGATTAACACTTTAAATAAAATTGATAAATGGAAAGCAGTCGGTACATCCATTACCGGCATAAAATCAGGATTCTCAGACCTCGACAATGCAACCCGCGGATGGCAACCCGGTGACCTTATTATCGTGGCAGCACGCCCATCCGTAGGCAAAACCGCGTTTGCGCTCAATTTGGTGCGAAATGCGGCCTTATCTGGCGCAGGTGTAGGTGTATGGTCACTTGAAATGAAAGCGCCTTATTTGGCCCTTAGAATGCTTGCAGCGCAATCCGACATAATTTTAGGTAAATTGCAGACAGGTAGCCTGACGGATGTCGAATACAAAAAGCTGTCTGAATCCGCCAACAGCTTGAGCCGATTTAATATATTCTTTGACGATGCGAATGCCGTAAATTTACGCTCCTTAAAAGCAAAGGCACGCCGGCTAAAAAAGAAACATCACATTGGCCTGATAGTTATTGACTACCTTCAGCTCATGCATGGTGAAAGCAAAAACAACCGCGAGCAGGAGATTGCGACCATTAGCCGTGAGCTTAAAAACCTTGCTCAAGAACTTGAAATACCGATCGTTGCCCTCTCTCAGTTGAGCCGGGAAGGTGTAAAGAATAGCAGCTGGGATGTCCCGCCACCGATTTCATCATTAAGAGAATCGGGAGCTATTGAGCAGGATGCGGACTTGATACTAATGCTATGGGGTGCAAATGACGCTGAATTATCAAATGATAAAAGCTTTGAGGGGAAGAGACGGATTAGGATTATGAAGCAAAGGAATGGCACGCTCATGACCTGTGAGATGGATTTTAGGAATGAGATTCAGCTATTTAAAAGCATTGCGGATATTCAAAGAGATGAAATGGGATTTTAAACTCATTGCCGTCTTAATCATTTTAACGGTTAGTAGGTCATTATGATTTAAAGGGGGACGGCAATAACCCGGAAGGCTAATGGAAGCCAGCAACGAGAGCAAACGTAGCTCGCTTGTAAAATCAGTAAGTTGTAGTAAGTTCGAATCTTAATTCCGGGTCATTTTAAATCTACACCCGATAAGGTACATTGTATTATTAAATAAGCTATTTCGTACCCGATTAGGTATTATTTCGGTACATATAGTACCGATATAAGTCAAAAAGTAAACTTTATGAAAAGTAAAGGTCAGCCTCTGCTTTCCGCCTTGTAACCAAACCATTCAGCACTTTGCCCCCAGCCTTCGTCCATCTGTTAAACTCATCCCGTATTGTCGCATCATTTGCATTAGCATTTACCTTTTTAAGTAGTGTACTTTTCGCTAAATTGCCGGCGCCAACATTAAAGGCAAAGGATGTAAGGGCACCCAGCTGATTATCATTTATTGCAGATTTGACAAGTTTTGATACCTCCGCTTCAAACTTTTGCACCACAAAGAATAACAGCTTGTCAGCACGATCCAGCGTAATTTTATCGCCTTCCTGAACTTTGCTCCCGTTTTCATAGAACGTACTTCCCCAACCTATTGTGAAAATTTTTGCCGGGCATAAATAGGCTTTCAGCTTCAACCCTTCAAACTTTCTGATTATCGGTATTCCCTTGTTCATAATCCTTAATAAATTTTAATAGTTTCTTTTGAGCCGCAAATATAACCTTGTAAGCATTCCGCTTAATTACATTCATATCTTCAATCTCTTCCTCGTATGTCCTAAATTCAGCATCAGATATATCCGCAATGGTAGCCAGTAACATACACTCAACCTCAATAATCTGCAACAGTTCGTTATCGACCGGCATAAAGTCCGTATGTATGTTAACTTCGTCTGTCATAAGATTTTACCTTTATAAATACGATAATTGCGTACATGGAAATCTTTGCAGTTGTCCGATAGGTCAACCATTGCAAATCCATGTGACCATTTGTTGATGGGCAGATAGGCCGGATTTAATTCGCACAAACATCCTAAACTCCACGTTGTCACAATATCTCCATTCATATTGCTTTCAGTGTGTTCACTTACCGAATGATTATGGCCTTGCATAGCAGAAACCTTACCCCTTAAAAACAATCCACGCGCCACATTCACCGGACTGAATATCGACTGACCAAATTCATGGCCATGCACGATATTTAAATCATTTGCCTTTATAATACGCTTATCCCCGATCAAATCAATGCCCCGCTCATTTAATGCCAAAAGATGCTGTAATTCAAATTCCTGAACGCCTAATAGCTCTGGAGCTTTGGCCATAAGGTAATGCTGGTACCTCTCCTCATGATTGCCTATCTTATAATAAATCTTTGCATTAAACTGACTTAATACATCCAAAAACTCACGCGCCGATTGTAGCTCATGCGCCACTGATCTTTTACGCGGATCTTTACCAAACCTGCTTAATTGATAAAAGTCCAGTATGTCGCCATTTAGTAATATCGCATCCGGCTTTTCAGCTTGTAGATAATCAAAACAGGCAGTAAGAGCGTCAATAGAATGATAAGGGATATGAACATCGGAAAGTACCGCTATTTTCTTTTCTTTGATATAATACGGCTCATATTTGGTTTCTTCCGATTCTGGTAACTTGTATGGGTTTTTTGGTCTTTCTTCGGTCATTATCATTTCTTTTTTAGCAACATTTTTACGATGTATTGCTCCGTTTTTCCCTTCAATATATCTTAACCTTGTTCTGGCATCTTCGACATTTGTAAATGTTTCTTTATTGTCATTGTACATAATCCTTGCAAGTGTAAGCGTTGGCATTTTCATGCCATATTTCAACCTGTATTCCCTTGCAATGTCTGCTTTTGTCATTCTATTAATTTATCAATGTCAATACCTTGATCGCGTGCCTCTTCCCATAACCACTGCCACACCCCCTCAATAGTGCCTCCGTCTTCAAATTTGCGCCGGCCATTATGCAACACATCAAAAATAAATATGGCCATGTTTAAAGATGCCTGATAACGCGCCAGCTCCATACGGTCATCATGATTAGTCAGGTCAAATGTTATCTGAGCCGTTGGCATAAGTAACCACTTAAAATACCTAAAAACAAATAAAATCCTTTCACCGCCCAAAAGTTAATATTTGCAGTCAGCT